TTAAGCTAAATAATATAGTTGTAAAAGAATGGCTAGTGCTGTATCCAATTTACTGATATATCAGGGTTCTGACTTCATCATCGACTTCACTATTGAAAACGATAATGGGACAGTATTCAATTTGACTGGATATACAGTAGCATGTAAAATCAAAAAGCATTACACAAGTAGTACGTCCACTACTGTAACTGCTGCAGTTCTTTCACCTGCAACCAGTGGGCAGATTCAATTATCTCTCACAAATGGACAAACGGCCGCAATGAAGTCAGGTCGTTACGTATATGATGTCGTTATCACAGCAACATCTGGTATTAAATCCAGAGTTCTGGAAGGTTCTGTCAGCGTACTTGAGGGGGTAACAATTTAATGGCACGACTAAGATTTGGAGATCAATCAGTTCCAAGAGTAACCAGAGTCGCCACTGGAGGTGGTGGAGGTACTATTGGTGGTATGTCTGATGTTGATCTCACCGATACATCTCAAGGAGGACTAGCAGACGGTTCTGTTCTAGTCTATTCTGCTGCAGACACAAAATTTGTTCCAACAAACGTACTGAATAACGTAACTATCAACGGGGGTAGCTTCTAATGGCATCAAATATACTCATTAAAAGGAGTACTGGTTCAACCGCACCAGGCACCATTACATATGGTGAATTAGCACTTACTACTGGTGCAAACGGTACTCAAGCAAATGCTGGTGATCGCCTATTTGCAGGTGATAACAATGGTGCTGCACAGGTAGTTGGTGGTAGATACTTCACAGACATGCTTGATCATGTCCATGGAACTCTAACCGCAAGTTCTGCTGTTGTTCTAGACAGTAACTTAAAGATTGATAATTGGAATGTTGATGACATTAACTTAAATGCTAACGTCATTACTACTTCTACTACTGATGCTGACCTTATCCTCCGTGCAAATGGCACAGGTAAGTTAGTAATCGAAGATGGTCAGGAACTAGAATTCGGTACTACAGGTGATGTAGAATTCGTATTTAACGACTCTGATGCTGTTGTGGACATCAAGCGAGTAGCAGGTACCCCCGACTTGCGTATCGCTGATGACATGAAGCTTCATTTCGGTAATACAAAGGATGCTTCCATATATTATGACGAGACCACTTCAGATAAAGTTCAGGTAGAAGGTGCTGACTGGAACTATGCAACTGGTGTTACTGCTAACTATGCAGATACAACAGATGCTTCCAACGTTGCTACAGCAGCATTTACCGTTGCTGGTGGTATCGGTGTTGGTGCAACCACATGGACTAAAGACCTTAAGGTTGATGACAACACAACTCTTGGTACTGCAGCTGGCGACCTGTTGACAGTTAACTCAACCACAACGTTCCAAAACGGTGTGACATTTAACGGTCAAACAACTATTACTGGTACTACACAACAGACTGGTCAGATTGAGGTTGATAACCTTAAGTTAGATGGAAACACACTTTCCACTATCAATAACATCCAAGAATTGATTTTAGACCCATATCCTGCAGGTGGCGACGCTGATGGATTGGTTATAATCAAAGGTGACCTTCAAATTGATGGTACAACAACTACTGTTAACAGTGCTTCAATGTCTGTTAACGATCCTACCATTGAATTGGGTGATCCTACTACTCCTGTAACAGTTAAAACTCTTGCTACCTTTGCAGGTAATGCAACAACACAAGTTCAAGTTGATGCTGTGGAGCAATTACAGGCTGGTGATGCAATCACTGGTACTGGTATTCCAGGTGGTACAACAATTGCTTCTATCAATACAGGTACTAAAACACTTACATTGAGTGCAGCAATCACTGCTGACCAAGTAGTTGGTGCAACTCTAACCACAGTTAGGGGTGCTGACGATGCAATGGATCGTGGTGTTAAGGTTCATTATAACGCATCTGGAACTAATAAATTTGGTTTCTTTGGTTATGACCGCACAGGTGGTAACGATGGAGCAGGTGCTTGGACATTCATTGAAGAAGCAACTGACACAGGTACTGTATTTGGTGTTACAGGTCAACGTGGTACTGTTCTTATTGGTGATCTTGAATTAGATAACGACCTCGTAGTTCAATACGGTGGTACTGGTGCTAGTTCATTTACCACAAATGGTATCATATTTGGTAACAACACAGGTGCTTTACAGGTAACTGATGCTGCTAATATGGCATCTCCTGGTACTACACCTGACGTATCAGAATCCTATCAAATATTGACTGTTACTTCAGCTGGAGTTCCAGTCTGGACAAACACGATAGACGGTGGAACTTTTTAAAACTTTATTAACATGAACGCACAAATTGTTATTTCTACATTACAGAAAAAAGTCTCTGAATTGACCCTCATTAATGTGATGCTGGAAGCACAGATCCAAGATCTACGCAGCCAGTTAAATAGTATAAACGAACAAACTAGTGATGCACAAGTAGATGGCAACGAGAATCAAACTCAAGAGATCGACGACAGCAGCAGCAGTCCCGACGACTTCTAATTTAGAAGACGGTGAGATAGCCCTTAATATAGTCGATCAAAAATTATACGCCAGAAATGGTGGTGCAATAGTTGAAATTGCGAACCAGAAACCGAATGTCGGTGAGGTGACAACCAACATGCTGGCCACTGATATCACGAATGGTCCTACTCACACATGGTTTGTTAATAAGTCTGGTAACGATAATACTACTCTAGCTAACTCTGGTGCAAATGGTAAGCATTCAGATTCTTCGTTCCTTACAATCGCTAAAGCACTTACTGTTGCACAGTCTGGAGACACTATATTAGTAGGTACTGGTACTTTCCAAGAAGTATTTCCTTTAGCAATTCCCGATGGTGTCACTTTACGTGGTACTAATTTACGTTCAACAATTGTTGAGCCAACTCCTGCGACTAAAACTAATAACGCAATGAATCTATCAGGAGACTGCCATGTCTCTGATATGACAATTACAGGTTTTGAATATGATAGTGGTAACGATAAGGGATATGCATTCGTTCTAGTATCAACAGTTGATTCAAATAAGAGTCCATATATTGAAAGAGTAACCGTAACTACTAAAGGTAGTGTCACTTCTGCATCAGATCCATATGGATTTGCACAGGGAGATGCAGGTCGTGGTGCTAAATTAGACGGTGCATTAATAAATTCCAATTCACAACACGCTTCAGTCCTCTTTAATGAGTGTACTTTCATCACACCTAACCAGATTGGTCTTCTACTAACCAATGGTATTCGTTGTGAGTGGTTAAATTGCTTCAACTACTTTGCTTCTATTGGTGTACAAGGTATACAAGGTGCCACAGGTAAGTATGGAGCAGGTCAAACAAGATTAAAACTAGGTGGTACGAGTGGTACTTTCTCTGCTGCTGAGGTAGTATACCAGTTAGAAAATGGTTTCCAGTCAGGTACATATGCTAGATCAGGAACTACTGTCACTCTAACAAGAACTGGACATGGTTTAGAAACTAATGATTACATCTATGCAGACTTCATTAGTGGTGGTGCTACAGATAATTTCTATCAAGTTACTAAAGTAGATGCTAACGTCGTTACATTTACTGATAGTGCATCAGGAACCATAGCATCTGGTAACGTCACTTATAAAAAGGCAGTTGGTCGTGGTGTTGTTGCTAGTAATGATGGTACTTACATTTACATTAATGGTAAGGGATCTGGAGAATTTGTCACAACAACAAAACCAGTTAAGGTATTAAGTAGATTTGGTGACACACAGATTGACACCGCACAAAAGAAATTTGGATCAGGTTCACTATTATTTGACGGTACACAAGATAACTTGATGGTTCCAACCGATGAAGACTTCGGATTTGGTACTGCAAACTTCTGTATGGAGGCATTCATACGTCCAGCTAGTGTATCTGGTACTCAGCATATATTTGATCTTAGAAATGCATCATCCACAGATACTGCAGGTAAACTTTATCTTAATGGTACTGCACTTCATTATGGCGTAGGTAACTCATCCACACTTAATGGTGGTACTCTATCCACAGGCACATGGTATCATGTTGCTGTTGCAAGACAGGCTGGAACTACTAAGATATTCCTTGATGGTACAGAATTAGCAAGTGGTGCTGATACAAATGACTATGGTACTACTAAACCAGTAGCAATTGGTTCTAACTATGACACCTCTTCTCCAGCTGAAGCATTTAACGGACATATTGATGAGGTAAGATTTAGTAAAGGTGCTGCTCGTTTTACTGCAGGATTTACTCCTACCACAAGTGCATACACTTCAGATAATAATACTGTATTACTATTACATGGTAATGGTGACGATGCTTCCACAACATTCACTGATGAATCTGGTGGAACATCTGATATCAGATCAAATGGTGGAGACAGTGCTACTCAGGTAACTACTGCTGACTATTCTGCATTTGGTGCTGAACTACGTTCTGTAGCATCTGCATGTGTATATGGTACAAAGGGTGTACAGGCAAATGGTTCTGGTGTAAAACTCTTATTGACTGCACATAACTTTGCTTATGTTGGTGCAGGTTCCGACTATACCAATGACCCCTCACTTGCTGTTCAGGTAAATGAAGTAGAAGAACTGAATAGTGGTAAAGTATTATACTCATCAACTGACCAAGATGGCGACTTCCGTGTTGGTGATGCATTTACAGTTGATCAATCTACTGGTAATGTTCAGTTTGCTGCAACATCTACTGCTCAGTCTGCTGCTAACATCACCTTAAGTGATGGAACTGGTACTACTAACATCTATCCTGCATACGTTGAAACAGGTAACTTACGATTAGCAGGTAACAGTCTTACATCTACGTCAGGTAAGATCATCCTTGACCCTGCAGGTGACGAAGATATTCAGTTGAATGGTCAGGTTATTGCTCCAGAAAATATCTACTTTGCTCCAAACAGACTAGCATCTTTCCTAGGTACTGGTAACTCTTCTGTTGCATTCACAGTTGGTACTTACGCACAAGCAGGTTTCTCTTCTTTTGGTATCTTCTCTAATAAGAACTTTGGTGTTAACAAGAAGTCTCTTAACGAAACCACTGGTATTACAATAACAAACGAAGGTTCTGGATATACACCTGGCTCATATAGTGCTGCAACTCTATCAAACCCAGATCTAGTTGCTAGTGCAACCGCAGTCCTAGCAACTGATGGTGCGATTGGTACTGTTACCGTTACTAACCCAGGAACATTATATACCGCATCACCAGGCGTTACTACTAGCATATCTCCATCATCAGGTATTACAACCTTCTTAGTTTCTCTAGAGCAAGGTGGTAAGGTAGCAATAATTGCTATTCCTGGTGGAGGTGGTGGTTCTGGATATACTTCACCAACAGGAACATTTAGTGCTCCTCCTAATAGAGAATTTGATGCTAATACTGCTATTGCCAATAATGCAATTACATTTACTCAGACAACCTTCTCTAATGGAGATAGAGTTGTTTATGACAACAATGCCAATCCAAACTTAACTAACCTTACAAGTGGTACAACATATTACGTTGTAAACAGAAACAGTGAAACCCACACTCTTCAACTTGCTGCAACTTCAGGTGGTACTCCAATCGTTCTAAGTGCAACTAGTGGACAAGAAATGCACGTCATTAGGGGTGTAACTGCTCAAGCAGGTGCTGTAACTGTATCAGCTGGTGCTATTACTGCTGTTGCTATTGCTGACGCAGGTTCAGGATATACAGTCGGTGCTTCTCCAACTCTTACTATGGATGAGGATAGCAATCCAGGAGTCACAGCTGCGAACTATACAATTACACTTGGTGCTCCGATTGCTACAATCACCACTACAGGTGATGGTATATACCCATCTATTCCAACTCTGACTATTGCAGCTGCTCAGACTGACCCTGTGGGATCTGGTGGTGCTGCAAGTGTTGCAAACTTAACTTATGCTATTGCTTCGATTACTCTAAACAGTGGTGGTTATGGATACTCCTCAACACCAAATATAAGTTTTACTGGCGGTAACGCAACTAACGATGCTGTTGCTACTGCTACTCTAGACACAGAATTAGGACAAGTCTCAGCAATTGAGGTATCACAAGGTGGTGAGGGATATGATGCAGTTCCTACCGTTGTTGTTTCTGGTGGATCTGGTACAGGTGCTACGATATCACTTACAGTGTTACCCGTTGGTGGTAATATATCTGCTGGTGGATCTGGATATGCTGCAGGTACTTATCAACAGGTTGCACTAACTGGTGGTAATGGTACAGGTGCAGCTGCTGACCTAACGGTTCAAGGTTTATTTGGTACTATTACAGCTGGATCTGGTGGTACTAATGGTGACTACATGCAGATCGACATGGTTAATAATAACCCTGCTGCAACATGGCCAGTTACCACACAGCAAAAAATAGAGATGGCATCCACTGTTAGTGGTCATACAGGAACCATAAACGTTGGCGATACTGCCACAGGTGCAACATCTGGTGCTGTTGGTGTCGTAAGTTATGTTGGTGCTTCTGCTCCTGGTACTGACAGTTTTGTATTCCTGAACGATCCAATCACTTCAGGTACATTCCAAGATAACGAAGTAGTTAACTTCTCTAGTGGTGGTAGTTTAACCACTAGTGGTACTCCCCAATCAAGAGGAAGATTTTTCATTAACACTGGATCTGGTGCGGTTGAAGCACCAAGTCTTACTATGGTTCGTGGTAATACATATCGTTTTGATATGTCGGACTCTAGTAACGCAGGTCATCCATTCGTTTTAGATGGTACATCTCAGGCTGCTACTACAGAATTCCAAACAGTAACATATGGATCTGCAGGTCAAGCAGGATCCTTTGTTGATATCGTTGTTAAACCTTCTGCGACTATAGGCAATACTGCATACTACGAGTGTTCAGTACATGGTCGTGTCATGTCGCAAAATGCCTTCATTAACGTTACTGCAGGTACTGCGGGTGAATACGGTCATGGAGCACAGATGGATATCACCGTTGCAGGTGGTGTGGTTACTTCAGCAGAATTTGCAGTAGGTATGCAAGGTTCTGATTATAAGGTAGGTGACGAACTTAGAGTAACAAGTACTTCTCTTATTGGTGACACTGTTGGTTTCTTATACACAATCACTGGTGATAACACTGGTGTCTTTAGTGTAACTAACATTCAAGCATCTGGATCAGGATATCAAGTTGGTGATCAACTATCTGCTGCTGATGCTGACCTTGGTAACCAAGGTGGTTCTGGTTTCGTATTTAACGTAACCAAAGCAGGTTATGTTGATACTGCTACTGTAACCACAGGTGGTGGTGGAGCAGGTTTCTTCCCTGGCCAAACCTTAGTATTTGATGAGTTACAGTTTCAAGGTATGGGAGCTGGTGGTAGTGGGTTTGCATTCCAAGCAAACACTATTGACACTAAAGGTATTACAACCATATCTGGTGATGGTTCATTAATATCAGACAAATATTCATTCTCAAATACAGGTGATTTAACAATCGGTATCGGTGATGCTACCAATACTACCATCTCTAATAATACTGTTACATCTGTAAATGGAAACTTTACTGGTAATGCGATCATCGGAACCAACGCTACTGTTGGTGGAACCTTTGGTGTTACTGGTATATCATCCTTCACAGATAATATTACAGCTAATGGTCTAGACAACCACATCTTAAATGGTAAGTATGGATTCCAGAATGGTACTGCGGCCGCTCCTACAATTTACTCATCCGCAGATACTACTACTGGTTTCTACAGATCAGGTACTCACGAAATTAGTATTAGTCATGATACAGTACAAAAGCATGTATTCTCTGCAACCAGTATACAAACTGCAGGTGATATTATTGCTGATAGTACTATCGGTAATGCTGCTCCATTCTTTAAGGTAGATTCTACTGCTGAAACTCTTACTGTTGGTACTGCAAATGCTGGACTTCAACTTAATAACGCTGCTGTACTAACTGCTGCAGGTCAAGATGCTGACATTCCTGTAACCATCACTCCTAAAGGTGAAGGTGACATGATCATCACTGGTGCAGCTAATAGAGACTTTGTGGTTAACGATGGTACAGTTGGACAAGACAAATTAAAAGTAGATACACAGACTGGCGATTCTGAAATTGCTGGTACTTTAAAAGTTGATGAGAAACTTAAGTTCGTAACATCTGCTATTGAAAACGCAGACATTGGTGGTACTAATTCTTTCGGTGAGATAGTCACAGTTGGTATTACTGGTACAGGAACAGGTTATACTGATGGTTCTTACACCGCATGTACTGTAACCGCAACGACTGGTATCGGTGTTGGAGCAACATTTGATGTAACAGTATCTGGTGGTGCGATTACTGCTGCTACAGTAACACCTGCTACTAGGGGTTACAACTATTATGTTGGAGAAGAGATCACACTTAACCCTGCTACGATTGGTGGTGGATCTGGAAACACTATTACTATTCTTGACACACAGGGTCAAGGTTTAACACTAAAACCAGGCGGTGGTAAGAGTGTCTATGTTAAGTCAACTGGATCACTTATTATTCCATCTGGTACTACAAACCAACGTCCACTTTCTAATGACAGATTAACTGGTGCGATAAGATTTAATAATACTCAGTTACAGTTCGAGGGATATAACGGAACTGATTTCGTATCTCTTGGTGGTGTTAGAGACGTTGACCAAGATACTTACATACTAACTGAAGTATCACCTGGTTCTGACCAAGATACATTTGAGTTCTATGCAGCAGGTATTAATAACCTTTCATTGAACAACACTACTCTGACGTTCAAGTCGAACATGTCGGATACAGTTTATGAGTCATCTCATCTTGCAACAATTACTGGTGGGTTCTCACTTAAGGGAACGAGTTTTGATACTAACCCATTTAATGTTTTAGTTGGTGCACAGAATATTGTATCAGTCAGAGCAAAGAAAGACCTTGAAGTTTCTGGTGGTTTAAGACTACGTAGTGTACCTACTCAGGGTACTGTTGCTACTCTTGATGCTGCTACCCTTACACAGGTTGCAACATCATATACTGCATCCACAACATTCACTGCAGTCCCAACATCATCATCTGTTGAAGGTAGTGGAGCGACATTAGACATCACTATTGATGCAAATGGAACTGTTACAACGGTTGCTGTTAATGCAGGTGGTACTGGATATGAAGCAGCATCTTCTGCTTCAGCTGGAGACGGTGAAGTATTAACAGTAGCAGGTACTGCTCTTGGTGGTTTAACTCCTACACAGGACGTTACTATAAGGGTAGATACTATTTCTAATACAACTAGTCCATACGCTAGAAACGATGTTCTCCTTCAAGATTACATAACTAGATTGGATGCAAAAGCATTCATTTCATTAGATTCTAATGCATCAGAATGTAAGTGGAAGATTAATAGAGGATGGTCTGGTGGTACTGAAAGCTACCTAACAGTCTTCGACTCTACTGCTGATTTCGTTGAATTAGATGACTGCAGAGTAGAGGGAGGACAGTTAACTTCCTTCGCATCAAACGCATCAATCACAGCGTTTGATAAAACAGCATATAAAGGAGCAAAAACTCTTATTACTATTGAAAGTGATGATGGTAAAGTTCAAATGCTTGAAGTAACAGCTGTCTGTAGTGCAAGTGGTACAACTGCACATGCTACGGTTACTAACTCAATTACTTCTGATAATGATCTTGTTGATGCAACGATTGCAGTTGCTGCTAACAACATCAATATTAGTTTAAATAAATCATCCGCAGCAACAACATCGTCATCATTCACAGGTAGGTATACAACCACCAAAGTGAAGGTATAAATAAACCTTAGGTAATATAGAGTCATGCCAGTAAAGAATTTCTCATCTATCGGGGGATTTGCAGTAGGATCTACTGAAGTCTGTAATACAGAGTACGCACTGAAGAATATCAGTGCTATTCACATGACTAGTAATAATTTTACCGACGCTGTACATGATAAGTACATTACTAAGAGAGTGACAGATGCTGCTAATAACACATTACAGTTAACCTTAGATGGTACAACTGCACTCACAACAAATACTCCACCGCTTGCTGCGGATAGAGTATCTTTTATTACAGCAAAGATTTTTGGACAGGAAACTACCAATAATCAGTATGTTTATGCAACAAGTTTTGATGTCATCGTGACAACAGCTAATGATGGAACTCCAACAGTATCTGCTACACACGAAAACATTATTAAAAACAATCCTCCTGGGCAAGAGGATTGGCTAGTAACGCCAGATGCCTTCTTAATCGGAGGTGCTCCATATTTTACATTTGAGGTAAAATCCGTGACAACCAATTCTACTGTTAAGTGGATTGGTATTTTAGATATCACAGTCGTATCATAATAGTTGGGAACTAATGGCTCTTAAGATTAATTCTGACCAACAGAGAATATCAGCATCGGGGAGTACCCCCACAGGAAATTGGATTAACGCTACGTACAGTAGGTCGGTAACTGGTGTCGTTACTATTCTTTCGGTTGCTCATGGATTTATTGGATCTGAAAAACTTTATATTGACTTCACATCAGGCGGTGAAGTAGATGGACAATATACTGTAACTAAAGTAAGTGATGATGAATTATCATTTCAAAGTTCAAATTTAGGTGTAATTACTGCAGGTAATACTCTTGCATATAAGAGAGTAAGATCTTTAAGTATTCAGGGTGACGAGACCATTGAAATGTCAGTGGGTACTGGTGCAAATGAGAAAGATGCACTGACAATGAATCTCAACGCTCAAAATAATATTAGAGTTGGTGTTAATACTACAGATCCCCTATATGAATTAGACGTTGAAGGGCAGATTAGAACTACTCGTTCTATCATTTCTGATACTGCACAGGTTGTTAACTTAGATATTCAGACGATTATCAACCCTGCACTTGATCTTCGTGGTCCTAATTTAATTAACTATGAAGATACAGACGTAACTTCACCAACTTTCGGTACTACATTTTACCCAACTGCTGACACTCCACCCCTAACTGACCAGTCAAGAAGGTTAGCAACCACTGACTTTGTGTATAAAGTTGCTACTAATGACACTGGTGGTCGTGTTTATGTCTCTCAGACCATTGGTAATGATGAAAATGATGGTCGTTCAGCTGCTAGACCAGTTAAAACAGTTAAGAAAGCAGCACAGATTGCTTATACTTTACAGAAAGCAACTCCAGATCCTAGTGATGAGTACGTTTCACTGATCGTATCTGGTGGTGAATACCTTGAAGACAACCCAATTTCACTTCCTAGGAACTGTTCACTAATTGGTGACAACCTTCGTCGTGTTATTCTTAGACCTCAGAACCAAGACCGTCACATGGTCAAAGCGTCTAATGAGACGTATGTATTTGGTGTTGTATTCAGAGACGCACTTCAGAACCCTTCTGACCCACAAAGTACTGTAATTCATACTTGGAAGTATGCATTCGTATTTGACGATAAGCAAAGATTATACTACGAACCAGAACTATATCAGATACCTGCAGTTCCTGGTGATAAATTCCGTGGTGATAACCTTTTCAATATTACCTTTACCAACCACACAGGTAACAATACTACTCTCGTAGTTGGTTACTTTGTACAAGGTGGATCTTCTGGTACATTGGGTACTATTCAAGAAGTTACCTTCACAGGTCCTGTTGCATCTCCATACTCAACTGGTAATGCTAAAATCTTAGTTACTTCAGGTGTTAACGACGTATTCCAAGACGCTGAAAAAATATTCTATGATGCTGTAGCAGCAAATATTATTACTGACCTTAATAATGCAAGTGTATCAAATAGATTTGACGTTGCTGATGCTGAATCATTAAGACCTGAACTAGAGACTATCTCTAATCAGATCTATCAGCACACAGTTAATTCAGAAAGATACTTTGAAGCATTCTCTGGTGATGTTACTAAGGTTAACCTTACAACCAATCGCATTACAGTTACTGGTCATTATTTTGAAACTGGTTCTGCTGTATACTATCAAAAAGATGAAGCAACAGTTCTTGCAGGTCTCGCTGATACCACTGTATACTATGTCAGAGTAATTGATCCCAATACTGTTGAATTGTATGATACTTATGCCAATGCTACTGCATCCTTAGGTACTACAGGCATAAAAGACCTCACTGCGGTATCTACTGATACAAAACTTCACTTGTTTACTTGTGGCAATATAATGCCAGAAAGTAACAATATCAGGGTTCCACAACATCAATATGCAACTGGTGATGGTATTGTATATCGCTCAAGTAAAATGGGTGGTATTGATGGTCTTGTTGAAGGAACCACATATTATGTTTATAGAGAAAACAAAGATTGGTTTAGACTTGCATCATCTGCTGCTAACGCTGTACAGAAAGATGCACAGGGAGTAGATGATCCTGTAACTCTTCCTCTTAATAGTACTGGTCACGGATATCAAAGATTTGAGAATGTAGCTAATCTTTTATCTGTTGCAACAATTAATACTACTATTGCTACACAGCAAACATATAAAGGTCCTATCTTTACTCTTGCTGGTACAGGTTATCATGACTATGAAGTAGGACAGGAAGTTCATTTATATGGTTTCCAAAGTTCTGCTGTTAACTTCGGTGCTTCCACCAACACCTCTTGGTCTTTAGCAAGTGGTGAAGTTACTGTTACTATTTCGGGAGTAGACAATACTCTTACAAGTGGTCATTTCAGTAACTGGATAACTCTTGGAGAATGTGGTCTTAAATTCAACTTCAGTGGAACTGGATCTGAAGCATTAAGTAAGACATATCATATTGATAACTTCTCTCTAGGAACTGGAACTCCATCTCTACCTGGCAACACTGCATTAGGTATGGGTTATGCTAGGTACAATAGTTCTAACACAACTATCACCTTTGTATTAAAGACAGCAAATATTCAGTCAACAACTAATACTGCAACTGCTAGTGGTTCTACAGTCAGTGTCTTAGATAACATTGAAGATCTTAATGGACGTAAGTACATCACACATCGTATTGAACGTGCTGATGGATACGCATTACAGTTTGTTGTAAGAGCTGCTATCAGTACATTCTCAGCGACTTTAAATCCAACTGGTAACCAAACAGTTATCTCATCTAGTAACTACGTTCTAGCATCCTTAAGGAACTCTCCTTATGGATTTACTAAGATTTCTCAGACTGAGAGATATAGAGATGGTGCTGAATCTATTAAGAGAAACCAAGAATTTATTGCAGAAGAAGCATACGGATATGTTAAATCTCATTATGAGAATTCTGCTACTAGAAGTAGTACTCTTACAATAGGACCAACAACATTCAATGCATTAGGAGATACATTTACTCATCCTATTAGTGAGTGGAGTTTGACATATAACTTACTTAAAGTTAAGGTCAATACTGGTCACAACTTAAGTAAAGGATTTAGAAATCATCATCACATATACAATGGTGGTACAGCATCTAATGCTATTACAATTACACAGGGTAGTGTTCAAAAGGATGTAACTGATGCAACATACAATCCCGTAACAGGTGATCTTGTATTAACAATCGGTGCACACAGTTATACAACTGCTAACACATTGGTTATCGCTAATGGTGCTATTAGTTTCACATGTTCTAGAGACAACCATGCTACCTCACACTCTTATCCAAGAGCAACAGATCCCGCATACGGTGCTACTCTACCAATTAAAGCAGTAGATGCTTCTGGTACAGTTACTGTTAATGTTGGTGTATCTGCTGGTGTTACAATCTCAGGTAGTGCTACTGCTGGTATTAATGGTACTTGGGCTATCCATGATGTATATGATCATAGAGAATTTACACTAGACCTTGGTGAGACAACTGTTTCTACTGGATCAACTGGTACTGACGGTTCATTTAATGATGTTAGAAAACCATATAGAACTCCAAACACATTCCCTGTAAGCAACAAGCAAGGTGATGGTGCAGATCTAATTGCTAATAATGCTGAATTAATTGCTGAAGTAGCAGTCAAGAAAATGCTTGCTGCCAACTCAGGATATACTCCTACAGGCGGTACATCAAATTGTACTGATGATGTCAAAGACTTCTTACAGAAATCACTTTATCACAACCTTAAGTGGGGTGGTAATGACAGAGTATATGATGCTGCAAATTACTATCTCCATTACGTAACCACAGGTAATAAAGATAGGTATGCTGAAGCATTTGGTTATGCTAAGGAATATGCAATGAAGGTTATCCGTAACCTACCAATCCTTAGACATCCTCATACTCTTGCTCCTCAGTATTACGATACAGGAATTACTTTAGATAGAGCAGTATATGGACAGGTTCCTAACCTAACTCAAGATGCTGCAAACTTATTGAATGCTAATAATAAGTTTATCTCTGAAGAATCTGTTGAACGTTTTATCTCAAAATTAACAGACGTTGCTGTTGATGCAGTAAATGGAAATGAGATTACTATTAATGCTCTAAACGGAACAACTCCTACTAACACAACTGCACATACATTCCAAGGTGTATCCACATACCAGTTCACACCAACTGGAGGATCATACGATCCTTTAACTGGATATATGACTTTGACAATGAATGGTCATCCATTTGTTGATGGTGATAGAGTTAAGTTTGCTACAGAGTCTATTAAGTTTACATGTGACTTAGATAGTGATAATTCAATTAAATCATATCCTCGTACTACTGATCCATGGTATAACAAGTGGATTGGTGTACAGAAGGTAGACGCAAATAATATTAAAGTTAATGTTGGTAAAGCAAAGACTGACGTTACTAATCACACATGGTCAAGTGCTAATACTAATGCTGTAACCAGAGCAGTTGTTTACAACGATACTGGATTTACACAGCATACAGTAACTGGTGCTAACTACGAACCAATCACAGGTGTACTAACTCTTACAATTCCTAATCATGGATTTACAGTAGGAGAGAAAGTACAGGTCGCACAGGATTCATTGACCTTTACTTGTGCTATGGATGACAACTTCTCCAAGCACACATATCCAAGAGCAACAGATCCAGCTCTTAATGTTTGGAAGAGTGTTTCTAACATTACACAGGATACTTTTGATATTAACGTAGGTACTACACCTCCTGTTACATTCACTCCTACAAACGCTGTATACACCCCTACAACGGGTCTTATGGAGTTGACCATAGGTAATCATACCCTTGAAGCTCCTACATCACATACAGTCACTGGTGCAACATTAGACACTAGCACTGGTATAATGACTGTGACTATTAATGATCACGGTTTCCAAGAAGGAGATAAGATTAATGTAGCACAGGCAAGTATCCAAATGTCTTGTGGATATGGCGGTGGTGGTAATGAATCTTATCCTAAGGCAGGTCAATATGCCGATGGTAAGTGGTTAAACATTTGGAACGTAACTCAGAACACATTTGATTTTGACTGTACTGGTGGTGTTGCAGTATCTGTTAGTGATGCTCACACATTTGTGTCTGCAACTGCTAGTGGTCTTCAGCACGTTAAAGAACATATCAAACTAACAACAGGTGCGGTTACATTCAAGTGTGGTGCTGATGGTAATTCAACTGAGCACGCATATCCAAGAGCACTCGTAGACTCACATACAGCAACAACTGGTACCACATATAACCCAACAACGGGTATTATGAAGGTAGTAACAACTGCTGCTCATGGTATGAGAAATGGTGACTGGGTTAAGTTTAATGAGAACTCTTTCACATTCAGTTGTGGATATAATGGTGCAACTGGTGAAGCTGCTAAGAAGACATATCCAAGATCATCTGATCCTGTATACAACCAGTGGCAAAAGATTTTCAATGTAACATCAACATCATTTGATGTTCAGGTTCTTGACACTATTCCTTCTACTAA